AGCTATGCGTTTCGTCAAGAGTTTATGGCGTCGTTTGAAGCTCGTGGGTCAGAAATGTTTAAAGAGGACTGGGTAAAGTTTGACGAAGAAGGTATTGACGACGGAGACTACTACATTGCAGTTGACTTGGCGGGGTTTGAAGAAGTTAACAAGAAGCGTACTAAAAATGCTAAGTTGGACGAAACAGCAATTGCAGTGGTCAAGGTTAATCCTCATGGTTGGTACGTTGACAATATTATTTACGGAAGGTGGAGCCTTGACGAGACAGCAGCCAAAATCTTTCAGGCCGTTAGAGACTACAGGCCAGTTAGTGTCGGCATCGAAAGAGGCATCGCAAAGCAGGCAGTAATGTCTCCTCTGGTGGACCTACAGAAGCGTTACGGGACGTTCTTCAGAGTAGAAGAGCTAACCCATGGCAACAAGAAGAAAACTGACAGGGTGATGTGGGCGTTACAGGGTAGGTTTGAGAATGGTTTTGTAACCCTCAACAGAGGGGAGTGGAACTCTAGATTCTTGGACCAACTCTTTCAGTTCCCAGACCCACTAACTCACGACGACTTAATTGATGCGTTGGCTTACATTGATCAGCTTGCTAATGTAGCTTATGATTATGACTATGAAATTGACAACGATGAAATCTTAGACGTGGTATCAGGATACTAAACTATGAGTGAACTATACGAACCAGACCCCTTAATGGTACAAGAGTCTATTGAAGACTGGGTAATGACCAAGTGTGAAGACTGGCGTGACAACTACGAGTCTAACTACGAACAACGCTTTGAAGAATACTACAGGCTCTGGAGGGGTATTTGGGACCCTGCGGACAGCGACCGTAAGTCAGAGCGTTCCAGAATTATATCACCTGCGTTGCAACAGGCAGTAGAGTCAAACGTAGCGGAACTAGAAGAAGCTACCTTTGGTCGAGGCAAATGGTTCGACGTCAGTGACAACTTAGGTGACACAGAGCGTCAAGACGTGATGTTCCTGAGAAACAAACTCACGGAAGACTTTGAGGACTGTAAGGTCCGTAAGGCAGTAGCAGAGTGTCTCATTAACGCCTCTGTGTTTGGTACAGGTATCGGTGAGATTATCATTGAAGAAATGAAGGAGATGGCTCCGGCAACACAGCCTATCATGGGTGGTGACCTGCAGGCAGTAGGAGTCAACATCACAGAGCGTGTCAAGGTTAAACTTAAGCCAGTACTACCTCAGAACTTCCTAATTGACCCTGTAGCTACCAGCGTAGAAGACGCTATGGGAGTAGCAGTAGACGAGTTCGTGGGTTTACACCAAGTAGAACTCTTGCAGGAACAGGGAGTCTACAAGAGCGTGTACGTAGGGCCTACTGCTCCTGACACTGACTTAGAGCCTGACCAAGACTTCGCTATCTACAATGACGACAAGGTTCGTCTAACGAAGTACTATGGTTTAGTACCCCGTGAGCTTTTGGAAGCAGCTTTGTCAGAAGACGACGACGAGGAAGCAGAAGTAGTAGAGCTTAGTGAAGAAGCTGAGTCTAAGTCTAAGTACGTAGAAGCAGTCGTAGTAGTTGCCAATGGCGGCATCTTGTTGAAAGCTGAGGCTAACCCTTACATGATGCAGGACAGACCTGTAGTAGCCTTCCCTTGGGACGTGGTTCCCGGTAGGTTCTGGGGTCGAGGCGTGTGTGAAAAAGGTTACAACTCCCAGAAAGCTCTAGACACTGAGTTACGAGCTAGGATTGACGCCTTAAGCCTCACAATTCATCCTATGATGGCTATGGACGCTACTAGGCTCCCACGAGGGGCTAAACCAGAAGTACGTCCGGGTAAAATAATCTTAACCAGCGGAGACCCACGTGAAGTACTACAGCCATTTAATTTTGGGCAAGTTAGTCAAATTACCTTTGCTCAGGCAAGTGCTTTACAGCAGATGGTACAACAAGCTACTGGTGCGGTTGACTCAGCTGGAATTGCGGGTTCAGTTAATGGAGAAGCTACGGCTGCTGGCATTAGTATGTCTCTTGGGGCTATTATTAAACGTCATAAGCGGACACTGATTAACTTCCAGCAGTCCTTCCTAATTCCCTTTGTCAAGAAAGCAGCCTATCGTTACATGCAGTTTGACCCAGAGAACTACCCTGTTTCAGACTACAAGTTTAACGCAAGTAGCACTCTAGGCATTATTGCTAGGGAGTACGAAGTAACTCAGCTTGTACAGCTACTACAGACTATGGAAAAAGACTCACCTCTGTACAACACATTGATTCAGTCTATTATCGACAACATGAACTTGTCTAACCGTGAAGAACTGCTTGTAGCCCTGCAGAAAGCTATGGAGCCTAATCCACAAGCACAGCAGATGGCTCAGGAAGCACAGATGGCACAGCTTGAGTTCCAGAAGTCACAGACCGCTGCTTTGGCAAGTCAGGCTTCTGAGTCTCAGTCAAGGGCACAGAAGATGGCTATGGAAACACAGCTAATGCCTTCTGAGCTTGAGATTGACCGTATTAAAGCAGTGACTACAAATATCCGCAAGGGTACGGAAGACGACAAAGAGTTTGAACGCAGGCTGAAAGTTGCTGACATGTTGTTAAAAGAAAGACAACTTGGTGTGCAGGAAAAAGACGCAGCAGACAAAAAACTTAAGGAGAAAGAGTCGTCGGAGCTTGAGAAACAACTCATGTCACGGTTGACTCCTAATGGACGTTAAAGTACTGCTGCTTGCTCTTGACGACAAGTTTAGTGGCCTCATGCGAAAACTTGAGGACAACGTAAGCAAAGTCAAGGCCATGAAGGGTGACACAGGAGCCAAAGGAGACGCTGGCCCTAAAGGTGACGCTGGTGCCAAAGGAGACACTGGTCCTGAAGGTAAGCCGGGGAAAGACGGTAAAGATGGTAAGGACGGTGAAGACGGAGCAGAGGGTAAGGAAGGAGTAGGCGTTGAGGACGCTTCTGTTGACTTTGACGGACACTTAGTCCTAACCTTGACCAACGGTGAGGAAGTAGACGCAGGCTCCGTGAAGGACCTAAATGAAGCTCAGGCTCCCAATGTCTACAACATCTCTATGGGTAGTATGGCAAGTCGTGCCGACCTTAAGAACGCTACGGCTAAAGTCATTACTACTGCTCACACCACGGCTGGCTCTGAGATACTTAAAGTTACGGAAGGAGTTGTTGTCAATCTAAGGCAGCACCCACAAAACAGAGAAACTGTAATTATCAACTGTCGGACTGACGACAGGGTTGACATCGTAGGCGAAATCAATATTGTCAATATGTCTTACTACGACGTAGCTCAGTACAATGTAGATGAGTTTGGTTCCGCTAGTATTGTTGTAGAACAAGACGACACTACGATACACCTTGTGTACATCCAAGAATTTAAAGAGTGGTTAGCAATATAATGAGCTACATTCCTCAATCCAGAGCAGACCTCGCCACTGCTACTCCCTACACACTGACTGCAGACCACACTACGTCTGGAACAGAGATTCTTAGGTGTGCAGGAGACGTAGACATTGTTTTAAACTTAGCACCCAAAGACAGAGAAACAGTTGTTATGTATTTAGCTACGGCTAATACTGTAAAAATTACTGGGGACATTAGGATATACGACGCGTCTCTTTATAATATAGCACAGTTTAACATTGATGAGTTTGGAGGCTCAACCTTAACTTTTAACACTCAACACGCCACAGCGCATCTAATGTACGTAAGAGACTTTGGTGAGTGGCTGGCAATATAAATAACTAAAGAGGAACAACATGCTAACGGACAAAGAACTAAAAGTTCTCCTGAATCACATCGACAAACATTTTGAAAACAAGTGGCAACAACTTAAAAACTTAGAACTAAAGGTAGAGGAGCTTTCCAATGGCAAAGGAGAAGGACCCAAGACTAGCAAGAGCAGGAGTAAGCGGGTTCAACAAACCGAAGAGGACTCCTAACCACCCCACTAAGTCGCACGTAGTAGTTGCCAAAGAAGGTGACCAAGTTAAGACTATTAGGTTTGGACA